CCGAAGCCCAAGCCTGTAAAGGAAGAGCCTCCAGCCGTTGCAGTTCAGTCGCCGGCGATTCAGATGACCAATGATTGGGCTAACGGCGCCTCATCGCTATATTCTGTTGGAGCTAATAGTCTTTCGTTTCCCTCCACGTGGAATTCAACAACCACGCAACGTGTTACCTATAGCGAGGATCATATTCAAGTTCAAGCCACAAGAGGAACAGTTTCGGGTATATACCCCTTGGATAAGTATGTGGAAAAGATTGCCCAATCCGTTCTAGAAAATCATGTTCCGATTTTGGAACAGATGTATGTTAAGGAGTGTAATAATTCCTATGAGACCAGTCTTAAACACTACATCGATAACAAAATCATTAACCTTGAATGCAGGCTAAGGGATCATATTAAACAGGAAATTGACAAATTAAAATGCAGCCCTGGGACTCATATTTGATATATACTAGTGTTAAACTGCACTTTGAGAGCGATTCTTATGACGCACTCAAATACAGTTTTAAAACTTCTGCGACCCAGAAGTCGTTCTTTCAACGTAAGGACAAATACTTCTTTGCTAAATTGGCCAAGAAGTATCCCGACAAACAAATTTTGATTGACTTCCTGGTTGCGAACTTTGCATCCTTGGATACGGGTAAGTGCTGGGCAGGCAATCTAGTTGAACAATCGGCAGACGATAACTACAAGTTCTATCTCAAACGGATAGAGTCAATGAGTTATTTCTTTGGCGATCAAGTAGACAGACTGGTGGAGCACTGTAGGGGTAGTGGGATTTCATTTGATGACTTATTCAAGTCGGAGAATGGAGCTCATCCACGAATTGCCACACTGGTGATGGACAAAACTATTGAGCTTGAAACCTTGGTAGTTCTCGACATTATGGTGGGCTTTATGAAACGCTCGAAGATTACGGAGACCATTCTATGGCCCGAGTTTTCCAAGAAAGTTCTAAAGTTCAAGCCATTCCTAAGACAGAAGGTAGACATAAAAAAGTTACGAGAAATCGTACTTTTGAGGTTTACAAATAGGGAATAAAGGATATTATCATATACGTCAATCATACAACCATACTAAAATACTATGTCATTCGCAGCACTCAAAAATAATCGCAATAATGCAATCAGTAGCCTCACAGCGGCTGCTCAAAAAGTCGCCGGTGGCGGCGAGAAGAAATCCTACACGGACGACCGCCTCTGGGCTCCTATTGTAGACAAAGCTGGTAACGGTTATGCAGTTATTCGTTTCCTTCCGGCTAAGGCTGGTGAGGAACTTCCATGGGTCCGTTACTGGGACCATGGCTTCAAGGGTCCAACCGGACGTTGGTACATTGAGAACTCTCTCAGTTCGATTGGTCAGCAAGACCCCGTTGGTGAACTCAACTCCAAGCTCTGGAATTCTGGTGATGAGAAGGATAAGGAAGTCGCTCGTACTCAGAAACGCCGTCTTCACTATGTTTCAAACATCCTCGTGATTTCAGACCCAGCAAATCCAGCCAACGAAGGTAAGGTATTCCTCTATAAATTCGGCAAGAAAATCTTTGATAAGATGCTGGATGTAATGCAACCAGCCTTCCAAGATGAGAAGCCAGTAAATCCATTCGACTTCTGGTCGGGTGCCGATTTTAAGCTCAAGATTCGTAATGTTGAGGGTTACCGCAACTACGACAAATCGGAGTTTGCTCCTGCGGCTCCTCTCTTCGGTGGAGATGAAGCTAAGTTGGAAGCCATCTACAACTCAATGCACGCACTCAAGGACTTCGTTGATCCTAAGAACTACAAGTCATACGCCGAACTCAAACGTAAGTTGTATGAAGTTCTCGGTGAAGAAGGTCAGGTCCTTACAACTGCTGAAGCGGTTGAATTGAGCGAATCCCAACCGGCTCCAAGAAAGGCCACTGTTGAAGCGGCTGCTCCAAGAGAAGCATTTAAGCCTGTTGAGGCAGGCAGCGATGATGAAGAAGATACAGGGGACACCCTTAGTTACTTTGCCAAGCTAGCAAAGGAAGACTAATCCGTATCGGCTTGATCTTTATATTATGATGAGAGGGTCCTCGAAAGGGGACCCTCTTTTTAGTACCCGAATTGTGGGGTCAACATCCAGCCTGTGCGGTCGGGCATATTATTTGAGTTGTAGGTAATTGCCTGTGAGTTATTGATAACCTTACGGTCACCACCTCGACCCGATGCAGGTGCAGGAATCACAATAGGAGTAGATGCACGTTCTGCTTCTGCTTGAGCCGTGTCTGACTGAAGTGCATTCATTTCGGCGCCGACAATAGGACTATCAATTGCTTCAAGTTCAGCAGTTTCGGCATAGCGACTTAGAACTGCGGCATCGCTACCCACCATCGGAGCCTCAAGTTCAGCAGTTTCGGCATAGCGACTTAGAACTGCGGCATCGCTGCCGACCATCGGCGCATTAACATTTGCAATTGGTGTTAAATTAATGTCTGCTGGTGCAACCAAGGTTTGAACTTGTCCCGGTGCGGCAACTATAGAATTATTTGTTACTAGCGCAGATGTAGAAGTGAGTGCTTCTTTTTCAAGACGTTCTCTGTCGGATAGAGAAATGCTTTCGGATGTAGAAGTTGTTACGGTATTTGTTTCAGTAGCATTTTCTCCCGGCTTTACTTCTGCATCGGCTTTAACCTTTGGAGCTTTAGGAGTACCACCAACATCGGTTCTTCCTGTATCTGGAAGACCCAATAGACTCAGAGCCTTCTTGGTAATGTCGAACCCAGCTAATTTGCCAATGGCATTTACCGGTGCCAATAAGGTTCTAATGATACCACCCAGTAGTTCAAGGAATAGCGTTTTAAAATCAATCTCTCCGCTAAACATCTTTTTAATGTTATCGAATAGAACTTTAAATACCGCAAATTGATCGGTAAAGAATCCTACAACACCATCGACAAGATTGCCGATTAGTTTACCGAGAATTTCACTGAAACTAAAGCTGTCCAGGGCTGCCGCAATACCTTCAAAGCCTAAAGCCTTTGCAATCCATGAAACTGCACCCTTAAGCATATCAAGGAGACCACCGATGAGTCCTTCGACCAACTTTGAAAGTCCTCCTTTGAGACCTCCCACAATCTTATCCAGCATTGTGCCTTCGGTATTCTTGAAACCATCAATGAAACCGGTAATCGAATCCCAAACACCTAAAATGATGGTGATTGGTATTGCCAATTTACCAGCGAGAGACCCGAATGCCTTTCCTAAGGCCAGAAAACGTGGTGCAATTTGTGCAATACTGCTAAAGAATTTGGAGAATGGGGCAAAGATTTTACCGAATAAACCTACAGCTTCCGAGGCTCCTGCTCCTACCTTTCCAATACCCATTACAAGGTCCTTTACACCTTTGAATTTGGCTGCTACATTCTTAAACGCATTCACTATATCGGTGATGAATTCCGATTGAGTAAAGAAACTCTTAATTGATGTAAAAATACCCACCACCTTGGCGCCAAAATTCTTACCGATATCTAAAATCTTAGTGAATCCTTCGGTAATTTTTGTAACAAAGTTCGAATTTTTAAACATCTTAAACAAGTCGCCCATTTTAGCACCAAGACGTTCGCCAAATAAAACAATGGATTCAAATGCTCTTGTTATCGTAAGAACAAACTTTGAACCTTTGATTTTTGCTAATAGAGGACCAAAGTCTAAAAGTTTAGTGAGTCCTGTGAATAGAGCTTTGGCTTTAATTGCCAATTCTGCCACAAAGCCTTCGACAAAACCCAATAGAGCTGCACCCACGGCAACTGCCCATGTGGCCCAACTCATTTCTGGTTTATCTGATTTGTCTGGTTTCTTTGGGTTTTCTGGTTTGTTTTTTAGAGCTTCTTGAATTTTTTTAAATACTTCAAACATCTCCTTATTATTTTCTAATGCTTGAAGACCGCTTGCTTTTGCTGCATCCGTCATTTCCACAATTCTTTGCATCGTAATATCTGATGCAAAGTCTATTCTGTTTAGAGTTTTTAGACTTGAGGTGCCTATATCAGCCAGAAAACTCAATCCCGCAACAACCTCCTTATTATCACCGGTGTCCGGTGTTTCAGTTTTCGGACCCTCTTTTTCAGCGGTTTGGAAAGCCAATGACTGCATATTTCCCACATCAAGAAGTTTTTCAATCTTATTGAGTACCGAGATATTATCAAACATGCCTTCATTCGCAACCTGAAGTTGATATAGAATATCTTTAAATGTGCTGTCTTTATCGTCGGCCATGGGTGTTGTTATTTTTGAGATTTCTTTCTAGCTCTTTCGTTTTCTTCCTTGATATGCTCAACTAATAGTGAAACGTAGATTTCCCTCTCCCAAGGCATCATATGCTCGAGTTCTGTAAGACTGTATTTATGATGTTGCATCATTGCAAAATTCGTTTGATAGTGGTTAACCAGTGTATCGTGGGAGAGGGCTATTAGAAAAAATTCTGGAGTCCTCTGAGCATTACCTTGTTTTCATGTTGGCAGTGTTTGCAGGTAAAAGAAACTTCATGTTCAAGCTTTGGCATTGCCTCAATGAATTCTTGAATCTTCTGGAATTGGACCTGATTCAATGATTCAATGAAGGTAATAACCTCTTCCCGAGACTGTTCTGAGGTTGGATATACCTTTTTGTCATCAAAAATGGATTCAATACAATGAACAAGCACGTCATATGCCGCAGCTTTTTGTTCGACCTTTGATTTGCCCGTCATTTCCGTAATGAAATTCACATCGGGCCAACGCATGATAACTCCGATTTTGTCATTCAGTTTAATTTTATTGGACGGAGCGTTCTCTGTATTCACAGTGATTTCATCAAGATTCACTTCATTCACAGTTGATTTTTCACAACTCGTGCACTTGATACCAATTTTGGCAACTTCGCCCACGGATTTTGAACGTAGTTTTAGAAAAATGTATTCCAGGTCAAAAATCGGTAGGGTATTGGGATCAATTTTACCAAAGGTGCAGGAAGCAATAGTATCCTTCATTGCCTGCATAATCTGCTTTTGATCCTCAGATTCAATTGCCATCATTAGGACCTTTTCTTCCTTTACCAGATACGGACGGTAGACCAACTTCTTTCCGCTGGAAGGAAGTTTTGTTTCATATTTCGGTGTTTCAATGATTGGTAGTGCCATAGTATTATGATTTTGTAGAGTGATTCACTCAATGAGGACTAATTAGATTGTAGCAAAGTCCTCGTATGCTACTGTTACATTAAATTTCTGAATGGTATTCTCTGCATTATTGTCAAGACCAATACCCGTCAGAGAAATAGGAAAAGCATTATTTAAACGAACACCATAAACCTTTCTGTCATTTTTATCCAATTGCCAAATTTCAAATGTGCCAGCGTAACTATCAAGGTACTTGGCTCGGTATGTTGAAAAATCAATGGTGCTTGAAGACCAAAGATCGAATACCTTTTTAATGTGGTAGTCGTTTGTAAGAAGAAAAGTAAAATTTACATCTTCGTTAATGTACCCATTCGGAATTTTAATAGACTGTCTCAATAGCTGATAGTCGAAGGTATTGATCTGTCTTCCCGGAAGTGTACAATTCTCACATAGGATATTTAGATCCTCTGAGTTTGTAAGTGACCTCACCGCCGGTGGTAGCGTGGCCATGAGCTTAAACCGATTCTGATGAGCAGGACCGCTTCTTTTAATTAACTGGGATTTTAAGTCGTTAATTGATGACATAAATTATCGCGCGGAATACTGTTTGCGAGAGTCCAACCAAATCTGAGTCTTTGTGCCACCTTTAAAGTGTTCGGTTGGTAGGAAGATTGCTGTTTCCCAGTCGGGTGCAAATACCTGAGATGGGCGGGTTTTCATATGACCCGTAAGATAGTGCTTGAGGCAAGGTGCAAATTCACGGAGTCTTCTAGCACTTGCAAGGAGGCTATAACGAATCTTGAGCCGAGTTTTCTCTGTAAGTTTATCATCGGAAAGGGTGCCAAGCAGTTTATCAAGAAATTTGGCCCGAATCTTTGGATGTAGGTAGTGTAGGTTGAGCCCAAGGAAACCTCCGGCCGCGGGACCGATTACTAAAACCAACGGAAATCTATCGTAATACGGAAGTTCCTCTTTGAACTTAGGATCATAGGCAAACATGTACATATTGCCCCAAATTGCCTTTGAACGCTGTTGCACCTTATCGTCGTTGAGGAGCGCCCTACGATTGATTCTGCCGTTTAGCTCCTTTACTCTCTGAATGAACCAATCCTTTGCCTCAATCGAACGCTTTTCAAACCCCGTGGAGTTGAATTCTTTTTCAAGTGTTGTGAAGAGTGAGACTGGCATTAGTTCTATTTATATGTGTTTAGAGTATCTTAATGCCCAACTTACGGAGCATGTCTTCGTCCCAAATCTCAAAAATCCACCCTCGGTCGCTCGCGTACTCGGTTGCCGCTTCCCATTTAGAGATGTTTTTTGCATACGTCATGACCTCGGTAATGTATCTCTTAGTCTTTTTACCAGGATTCTTGGGTGGGCTCACTTCTTTCTTGGGTTTTACCTCGATCAACATTACGCGCCCATCGGTGAATTCAAACTTGACATCGACAAAGTACCGATGAATCCGTCCGTCCGTCTTACAGCGGTACGGTACCACAACCTCTTCCGAGCACCATGACGCAATGAATGACTGTTCGTCGAGCCATCTAAAGAGCTGTCGCTCCCAGAGAGAACGATAGACAATGTTCGACACATTGCCTCGATATTTGGATGGATTCTTAGGTGTGAAGGTGCCCTTATATGTCATATAAATAGATATTTATGTCTTCTATTCTAGCATTTCCCCAAGAACTCCGAGATGATTTTAAGGCTTGGCCCTGTGTCAATTTTACGTGTGCGGATAATGATGCTAAACCTATCTTTTTTCCCATCCCACAGGGCCTTACTTTCTCCGATTCGATGACGTATTCGACGATTGATTTAGGAATTTTAGGCGATGTTGCGGCAAAAGGTATGGTTGCTGCCGCTGGAGAGGGTAATCTAGCAAACGCAATTGGGGCAGGGGCTAAAACCGCGGGAAATGAACTTTTAGCAAAAGCTAAAAGCGCAAAGGTAGCGGCAGCAGCATCAATTGCCGCACGACAGCTTCTTAGACAAGAACAGGTCGCAAACGTGATTGATTTTGCAAATAAGCAAGTAATTGCTCCAAATACTAATACGACCTTTCAAAATTCTAATATACGTTCGTTCCAATTCAATTTTAAGTTAGTAAGCAGAACCTTAAAAGATTCGTATGCCGCCAGAGAAATTATACGGACATTTCAAGAAAAAATGTATCCGATCGGTACCGACGTGATCATGGCATATCCTCCTACCTGGTCAATTAAATTTTTTGACGGTAAAGGTATTGAAAATAATAAACACATTCCAGGAATTTATACTTCATACCTTACGGGTCTTACCACTACATTTAATTCTTCGACTAATATGTTCCATGATGATGGAAGCCCTCTTGAGGTTGATGTTGCCATTCAATTCCAAGAGATTAAAGCTCTGACCCGTACGGAAATTGCAGCGCTCTCAACAAAATAATACAATGGCCTTCTTCAGACAGTTTCCGAAAACCACCTATGATTTTGAACAGAACGGAATAGATACAACAATCGTTGATTTATTTCGTTTTATCAAAATTGATGAGACCTTTTTTGATGACCTTGCAACATATGAGTATTACGACATTAAGGACGGCGATCGTCCTGACATCGTATCGAATGCTCTTTACGGTACCCCAGAATACTATTGGACCTTTTTTCTTTGTAACGATCACTTAAAGAATGGTCTTTCCGGTTGGCCGATGACGGGAACTCAGTTTGAAGATTATATGAATCTTGAGTATGGTGGTACAGTTATTCAGACTCGTCCAAAATACGTTGTCACGGGAGATGGTCTAATCGCCCAGGTTGCAAATTCTCTGGCAGATAGATTCAACCTTATTGACAGATTTGATGTGGCATCACATTCATATTTCCGGGGTGAGACTATCGTTGGTATGACTTCGGGAGCCACTGGTATTCTAAAAGAAAAGAATGTTCAGATGTGCCAATTGGTACTAAGAAGTGTAACGGGTACCTTTCTTGCCGATACAAGAAATCCCAATCAGTTAATCTCCGAAAACATCAGAGGTAACTTATCAGGTGATATTGTTTCAACGTATGAGGTATATTCTCATCGCGATGCTCCGCACCACTACGAAGATGCGAATGGTCTTATTTCATATAATGCCTTAAACATTGATGAAAGTAAAACCATAGATAATGGCGGACCCGGAGTACAACCCGGAACCACAGACGGAGACCTTACGGCAATTTCTAATTTTCAGCATGAAACAACTCTGAATGAAGAAAGATCAAAAATCCGAGTAGTTCGTCCAAAAGCAATTTATCAGTTTGCGCAGGCATACAAGAATCTGTTAAATGGCTAATATTACAGGCATTTCAATTAATTCGTCGGTGGCATTATTGCCTACGGCGTATTCTTTACAAGAGGTCACAATTACGAATCATTCGGGTGACCAGGCTGATATTCGGTCATTAGTAACCGATTTTACAATTACTGAAAGCATCTATAGATCATCTCTGGTGCTTACAATGAATGTAAAGGACCCAGTAAATTTAGTTGAAGAATACCAATTTACGGGCCAAGAAAAGATCAACGTTATTCTTGCCCGAAAAGACTTTGGATCCAACGACGAGGAGATTATTAATTTAAATTTCTATGTAAGCGAATACCCTCTTCTCGGTAAAATGAATAACCGTTTGCAGGTGTATAGCATTACAGGTATTTCACCATTTGCATTTATCTCAAAACTAAAACGTATTTCCCGTGCATATTCGGGAAATATCGGAGACTTTGTGAAGGGTGTTCTTATTACCGACCTCGGAGTCGATCCTAAAAAGGTCATTATTTCTAGTGCGGCCACAGTTTCTGCTAAGTTTATTGTTCCGAATATGAACCCATTGGACGCTATCTTTTGGGCATTGCGGAGAGCCTATGATGGAAGCGGCAGTCCATTCTATTGCTATCAGACATTAAATGGTGATATACGTTTGGATGCTCAGACGGATATGGCATTAAAGCAACCATACCGAGAATACAGAGATGGTAAATTTCTTGTGTCGGACAGACAGAATGATGCGCATATAGAAGCCGATTATAAAGAACGCGCAAGAAGAATTATGACAATGAGTTCCGACTTTAGAATGTCAAAATACATTGCTGGCTCCAATGGTGCATATGCTTCCACCACAAACTATCTTGATCTTTCAACAAAGACTCTTACTCGTAGTGTGTTTAACTATGAGAATGAATTTAAAAAAATGAGTTCGGTGGACGCCAATGAAATTCTGTCACCTTTCTTTTGGCCAGAAGATACTTCCGAAACGATGGCAAACTATCCGAACTCTAAAATTAATTTTGTATCGACCAACCACAATGCATTTAATGGTGTGGAAGGTAATTACCATGCTCCGACTCTGGATGGATCCATCAATAAAGCACAGGCTCATATTGAAAACTTGGATTCGATCATCCATGATATATCATTGGCTGGTGATTTTAAGGTCAATTCAGGTATTGCAATCAATCTAAGCATTTCACCATCGATTGATCCTGAAGCAACCGTACAGAACGATAACAGTAAAGGTGATAAAATGCAGGATAAATTCTTCTCGGGTAAGTATGTGGTAACCGCGGTTGCGCATAAATTCTCGGAAGAATATACAATGGACCTTAAAATAAAGAAGGATTCATTACCATTTTCATTTAGAACAATTCGTATATGAACAGTCTTGATCAATATATTGGCGGTGAGTTTGCTTGGTTTACCGGTGTGGTTGAGGACATTATTGACCCTATGCAAATGGGTAGAGTTCGGGTCCGTTGCTTTGGTTACCATACCGATGATAAAGCGGAAATTCCGACAGAATCACTCCCTTGGGCATTAGTAATGACTCCCGTTACCTCCGCGGGTATGAGCGGTATTGGCCAATCGGCAACGGGTGTTCTTCGAGGTTCATGGGTAATAGGTTTTTTTCGTGACGGTAAATCTGCACAGGATCCAATTGTGATGGGCACAGTTCCATCAATGACAATGGGTGGTAATCCACTAAAGGGTTTTTCGGATCCAAGTAATGTTCATCCTAAGAATCCAGGTACCATTGATCTACCCAAAGAATCTAGAAGCGAGTTTTCCAAGACCGAAAGCTACATAAAACGGAAACAACTGCGCCAGGAAAAGATTGAAACTGCGGTTCCGGGTAAACTATCTTCCGTCGCGGTACCGGAAGCAAGTTCATATTATACCCGAAATACATGGAGCAATTGGGATGTTGATACCATAGTAAACCCCATCTATCCGAGTAACCACTCGTTTCATAGCGAATCGGGTCATGTGAAAGAAATGGATGACACTTCCGGAGCGGAACGCCTATTTGAGATGCATAAGTCGGGTACCTATTATGAAATTGATTATGCCGGTAATAAGACCACTACAGTTGTGGGTAATAACTATACGGTTATTATAGGAGCCGACAATATCTACATTAAAGGTTCTGCCAATCTCACTGTTGACGGAGACTTTAGACATCTCATAAAGGGTAACTATCATCTTGAGGTTGAAGGTAACAAAACTGAATACATTAAAGGCTCGCGTCAGTCCAAAATTGGTAAATCGGAACAGATTGAAATTGGCCAAGAGTTTGCTTCCAACATTACCTCCAATTCAATCGAACGCATTGGTGGTAATGCAACAATACTTATTGACAAGAATAAGGCGGAGACCGTAGGCGGCAATTTAGATTTATTTGTGGGAGGAGACGATAGTCATATCGTTGTGGGTAAGAGACAGGAGTTCACGGGCTCTC